ATCCTTACTACTTGTTTAGTTTCAAACACCAAGTATTAATGAGTTCAGTTAATTTTATTGCAAGTGATGTAAGTGGGTTTCCTACTCGTTTCAATAAGTTTTTAATAACTGAAACAACAGGTAGTGTTAATTTAACTAGTGGTGTTGTATCTTTACCCGAAACAGGATTTTATGAATACGCTATTTATGAGCAAACAAGTTCAAGTAATTTGAACCTTGCAAATGTTACAGGGCTTTTAGAAATAGGAATGGTAAAAGTAGAAAGCACTTTACCAATTTATAATGAATACGATAATCAAAGTAAAACGATTATAAATTATGGAGAGTAATATATACGATGTAATTAATCTTAAACTACAGGCACATAAAACACCTGTATTTAAAGAAGAGAAGTCAAAAGAATGGGTTATCTATGGGGCTGAAAGAGACGGTTACTACAATAATTACCCAGCTTATTTGTTATACCTTTACAATCGTTCTTCTAAGCATAACGCTTTTATTAACGGAAAGGTACTTTACATTTGTGGTGCTGGTGTTGGGTTTGATAGCGATAGTTTATCAATTGAAGATATAGCAAGAGCAAATGACTTTATCAATAAAGAGAATACTAATTTTGATACTTTAAAAGACATTGTAAAAAAATGTGTATTAGATAAAAAGTTATTCGGTGGTTACTATTTAGAAGTCATTTGGAATAAGGCAGGAAACAATTTTGAGTTATTACATTTTCCTTATAACAATTTAAGAAAGGCAAAAGATGCTGAAGGTTATTGGTATTCTAAAGATTGGAGTAAACAAAAACAAACACCTGAAGATACCGACTTAGAATATATTCCATTATTCAATCCCGAGAAACCAACATCAAGGCAAATATTTGTAAGTAAAGAATACAGGCCTGATTTAGATGCTTATCCATTACCTGACTATGTGGCTTCTGCAGTTTATGCAGAAGTGGATGTTGAGTTATCTAATTACAGATTAAATGCTATAAAAAGTGGCTTTAATGCAGGAACTATTTTAAATTTTAGTAATGGCAGGCCAACTGAAGAAGAGAAAGAGGAAATTGAAGCACGTTTAAAAGAAAAGTTTACAGGTACTGATAGAGCTAACAGCTTACTAATATCATTTAGTGGCAATAGAGAAACAGCTCCAACAATTGAACATTTAACACCTCAAAATGTAGATGCTCAATTGACTGAATTAAACGATCAAGTTATTCAAGAATTAATAATAGGGCATCACATACCGAATCCAATGTTAGTTGGTATTAAAACACCTGGTGAGTTGGGAAGTAAAGACCAAATTAACGATTCTTACGAGCTTTACAAATCGACTTACATAATTCCAAATCAAAGAGAAATAGAGAAAGACTTTAACTACTTATTGAAGTTAAAAGGATTTGGAAATCGTATTTACTTAAAAGAGTTAGATCCTATCGAAGAGCAGTTACCAATAGAAGAAAAGATTAAGGTAATGACTAAAAATGAGGTTCGTGAAATGTACGGATTACCTCCGATAGAAGAAGAAATAAAACCAATTGTATCAAGTGCTATTCACAGGTTTTGTGAACCTGAATTAGAAGATACTTGCTGCGAACATTCATTTAAAAGTGTTTCAGAGATTGATGAAATAATTGAAATCTTTAAAATGTTTGGTGAAGATAAAGACTCATTTGAATTTTATGAGCAAAAGTTTATGAATGAAGATGGCAAGTTTGAATTTGCTGAAATTTCACCATTAAGCAATAGTTTAAAAAGAGATATAGTTGCATTGTTAGATAAAGACCCATTAATGGAAAATAAGACAATTGCAGATACTTTAAGAATAAAAGAGGATAGAGTAGCGGACTTAATTAAAGACCTTGTAAACGAAGAGCAAATAAGCGTAAAAGAGAAAATAAGCGGAGGTGATAAAAAACTTATTCGAGTTCCTAAATCTTCAGCAATTAGACAGGCAAATAAAATAGGTAATGAGTTTGAAGATTTTAAAATTATGTATTCTTACGAATGGAGACCAGGTGTAAAACCAAACAAAAGAAATAGCAGAGAGTTTTGTATTAAACTTTTAGATGCAAATAAAATGTATTCGAGAGCGCAAATAGAACAGATTAGTAAAATAGTTGGATGGGATGTTTGGAACTTTAGAGGTGGTTGGTGGACTCGTAAAGGCGGAGATGCACGAACTCCATTTTGCAGACATATTTGGCAAGCTAACGTTGTAAAAACTAAAAAATAATGGCAACAGTATTATTATTAACAGCAACATACATTAAGGACTATACATTTGTAGATCCAAACGTAGATGAAAAATATATTCGTATTTCAATTGAAGAAGCTCAAAAGATTCACATTCGTAACTACATTGGTTCGGGGCTTTACAATGAAATTATTACTCAAGTTCAAAGCGGAAGTTTAACAGCTTTAAATACAACTTTATTAGATGATTATATTATCCCAGCATTAAAGTGGTGGACTATGGTAGAAGCAGCTCCCTTTTTAACTTATAAGGTTACAAATAAGAACATTGTTAGAAAAAATAGTGATAACAGTACTGGAGTTGATTACTCTGAATTAAATCAGTTTATGAATTTAGTAACTGACAAAGCACAATATCATACAAATAGAATGATTGAATATTTGTTGGAAAATGCAAGTACTTATCCATTATACGATAATCCTGGCAGCGGCTTTGATACTATTGTGCCACAACTATATGCTTACGATAATGGAATTTTCTTAGGTCGTAACAAAAGATATATTAGTTATGAAGAAAAATTTGAAAAAAGAAAACGCTACTAAGCCGAAAAAAAGCGGTTACAAGCTATTCAATAAAATTGAAATATTGAAACAATATTTGAATGATAACATTAAACCAAACAATAAAGAACCTAAATAACATTGCAAACGCTCACTATCAAATCAATTCATTTGGTAATGGTAGTGTAGTTGAATTTGCAACAAGTGGAATAACTAATTACCCAGCAATGTGGGTAGATTACGAAGCTCCGCAAGTACAAGGTAATGCCTATGTGTATGTATTAAGAATATACATAATGGATAGGCTTATAAAAGGAAAGACAAATGAGTTAGAGTTGTTTAGTGATATTCAGCAAATATGTTTAGATATTATATCACAATTAAGCTCTACTATTTATGGTTGGAAGTTAATAACTGATAACATTACTTTAAATCCATTTAGTGAGCCAAGATTTGACGATGAAGATGCAGGTTATTATTTTGATGTGCAATTAAAACAGCCTTTTAGATATGATACTTGCCAAATACCTTTTAACTCAACAATTACAAATACAGGAACTTCTAATTTAGTTACAATAGTTGATCAAAACGGAAACACAATAACTACTTTAGCAGGTGGTGAAACTTATCAAGTTTTGGTAGTTAGTACAATAGATGGAGGTTCAAGTTCTACAATTTATAGCAATACAATAGTACAAGCATGAGTACATTAACAGCAAAAATACAATTAAGAAGAGATACATCTGCAAATTGGACTTCTAATAATCCGATATTAGCAGCTGGTGAGGTTGCATTTACAAGTGATGTATTTTATACATCAACAGACCAACAAAGATTTAAAATAGGTGATGGTGTTCAAACATGGACACAATTAGATTACGTTCCTGAAGGTGGAGCAAGTGCATATCCTGAACATTTATATTTAACAGTAGTGAATAAAACAGGAGATAATTTACTTGCAAGTGATTATAAAGTAATGAAAGTAAAAAATGCACAGGGACAAAGATTAGCAGTTGATTACGCTCAAGCTGATAGTGATGCAAATTCAGCAGATACTATTGGGGTTGTTTATGAAAATATAAATAATAATCAAACAGGTAAAATAGTTACTATTGGTGAACTAACAGGATTAAATACAACAGGAAATCTACAAGGAGAAACATGGACAGAAGGAGATGTTATTTATTTAAGTCCTTTTAATGAGGGAGAAATTACCAATATAAAACCAACAGCACCAAGTCATTTAGTTACTTTGGGTTATGTTGTTTATACTCATGCTAACAATGGAAAAATTTATGTTAAGTGTGATAATGGTTATGAAATCGGTGAGCTTCATAATGTTTATGCACCAAGTCCAAACAATAACGATGGTATATTTTGGAGTTCAGGAACAACACGTTATGAAAATAAAAGCATTGCAAATGTTTTAGGTTATACACCTGAAAACTCAGCAAATAAAGGAGTTGCAAATGGTTACGCACCATTAGCAAGTGATGCAAAAGTTGATGCTGCTTATTTACCTGCTTATGTTGATGAAGTTTTGGAATACGCAAATTTAGCCGCCTTTCCAGCAATAGGTGCAAGTGATAAAATTTATATTGCATTAGATACCAATAAAGTATATAGGTGGTCAGGTAGTGTTTATATTGAGGTCGCAGCAAATAGTGGTGTTTGGGGTGCAATAACAGGAACGATAACAAATCAAACTGATTTACAAGCAGCATTAAATGCAAAAGCATCTATTTTACCTTTATATTTTGGATCTGCGCAAAACACTTTAAATCCAGCAGACTCGACAACATACTACTTTGCTAATACTTCTAGCCCTTCTACGGGATTTATATCAAGATATATGCCAATTAGTAAGGCTGTTACAGTAATTGCATGTTCATTTGAAATATGGGTAAATAACACTATCGGTTCATCTGAAAATTCTCAAATAGATTTATTAGTTTATAATAGTTCAGATGTTTTGCAATCAACTAATTCAATTAGTAATACTGTAAAATGGAATAATGCTGGTAAAACAAATAAATACTTTATTACAGGGTTAAATTATGCAATACCTGCAAATAGCTATATAGTATTAAGGTTAATAACACCAGCATGGGTAACTAATCCAACAGTAACATGGGGAACATTTAATTTAAGCATTATATGATATTCGAATACGAAATAAAATTAGAAAATGGTAAATACAATATTTACTATTTCATAAATGGTGTTATTGACACAGTAGAGTTCTATGGTTATTCACTAAATGACCCTGAATTAATTATTCGTTATGGTTACAAAGAAATAAAATAACGGTACTTTAAAAAATAAAAGAGATGGCAAACGCTTTAAGATTAACAGCTAATGGTAGTTGTGAATATATCGACAACACCAATGCAAGAACGGGTAAAAAATACTACTGTTTTATTGTTCAAGCTGATACAGTAGTGGGAACTTTAACAGGTGGATTTGCGCCTGATACAACAACAAACTATTTAACATCAATTGGTTTAAGTGGTAAAACATTAAAACAAGGTGCTATCATTTACGCTCCTGGTGATGCGGTGTTTACCAATCTTACTTTAACAAGTGGAACTATTATAGCTTATTCAGAATGAAGCTAAGTTTAGGTTTATCACCTCGTGACTATTCAGTAAGTGGCGGTGTAACTTACGATGCTGATGCTTTAGCTTACTTTACTGCTAATACAGCAATAACAAGTGATGCCGATAAAAATGCAATTAATACCTTTTATTTAGGGCTTAAAAGCGATGCAATTTATACTAAAATTAAGGCTATGTATTTACCATTGTGGAGTTCAGCAAGTTCAAATAAATGGAATCTAGTTAATCCATTAGATACAGATGCTGCTTTTAGATTAACATTTGCGACTGGAATGTCACACGTAAGTAATGGGTTTAATTCTAATGGTACTACGGGTTATGCCAATTCATATTATTCAACAAATAACATACAGAATTCCAATCATTTATCAATATATATTCAAACAGACGTGAATGAAGCAAAAGTAGATATTGGTGCTTATCAAGGTTCTCCAGGTAGAGCTTTTGACATTGAATCAAGAGTATCTAATGTTCATTACAATGGAAATTTTATTTCTGCTAATTTTAATACTTATGCAAATACAAATTCGAAAGGATTTTATATTAATACAAGAACTACAAGCACAAATCAAAAATCTTATAAAAATGGCACTTTAAAAGCTACTGATACAAGTAGTGGCACTAATAATTTTAATAGACAAATATATATATGTTGTAGAAATGAACAGGGTACGCCAAGTCAGTATTCAACTAAAATATTTTCATTTATATCAATCGGAGATAACGGCTTAACAGATACAGAAGCGAGTAACTTTTATACAAGAGTAAACACATTAATGACACATTTTGGAATAAACGTATAATTATGGAATATTACGGTAGAATAGTAACAACAGAACAAGCAGAACAATTACAAGGAGTATTCATTGACCATGATACTTTTTTTAATTTTGTTCAAGACATTAACGGAATATATTTTTTATTTTTAAGTGAACAGGATGAGGTTGATATAGCAAAGACTGAATACGCACCTTTGTTGCAGATACCTTTAAGCCCTTATGTAGCACCACCAACACCACCAATACCATGAAAGAGGCATTAGAATTAATAAAGAAACATGGCGCAACTGCGGTACTTGTATTGTGGCTATGGCATACTCATACGAGAGTAGAACATTTAGAAGCTAAGTTATATAATTGCTTAGAACGTGAAAGACTTGAACAGTTATATAGTAAACCAAACGAAGCTGTAATTCCAAAAAAAATAGAAGATGAAACTAAAAGTAGTTAGGGAAATAAAGAACGATGTGTGTACAATCGGCTCGTTATTCATTAACGATGTTTTTTTTTGTTATACCTTAGAAGATAAAGATAGAGGACTAAAGCAAAGTGATTCTTTACTATTCATCCAAGCTAAAAAGATTTTCGGAGTTACTGCAATACCTTCAGGCTTCTATAAGCTAACAGTTAATCAGTCACCGAAGTTTAAACGTATGTTACCACGTATCTTAGATATAAAGGGTTTTAGCGGAGTGTTACTGCATCGTGGGAACTCAGCAAACGATTCGTTGGGCTGTATTTTATTGGGCTACAAGAAAGGCGATAACTCTATATTTGAAAGCACAAAAGCTGAAATTGATTTAGTAAACCGATTATTGTTACATAACAACGAAGTTCACTCAATTGAAATAGTATAAAGCAAAAAAGCACCTTACGGGGTGCTTTTAAGTGTTAGAAATTTTTATGAAAAAACACAAAGAACGATGAGCAAAATTAAACAATTTAAAACAATATACAAATGTTATTACAAGTAGTAAATGATACACTAACAACAGTAGTTAGTGAAGTAGTTAATACAGCAGTTGCGGTCCATGAAGTAACTGGTGGTGGAGCTTTCATCAATGGAGTTGATAATTCAGTAGTTGGTTCAATAGTTACTTTATTAGTAGCAGCTATCATTCGCCATTGGGAAAAGAAAAAGATTAAAAAGAGAGCGAATAAGAATTAAAATTTTCTTATTGATTTTTAATTAGTTAGCAATTATTTTAAAAAATAGTTGCTTTTTTTTGTTGTTTATATTATAATTTGCTTTATATTTGCTTTATAATTAAAAACACAAACAATGAAAATCACAATTGAACGCAAAGAAAAAGTACAAGTGGAAGTTCAACTTCCAATGTTTACTAAACAATCTTACCATTATTACATGGTAGAAGAAAGTAGAACAACTGTTTTATTTTTCGGTGAAAACGAGCAATCTATTACAGTTACTCAACACATGATGCAATACCCATGCAGCTATGAAAAAATAGAAGAGAAAGAATTTAACGAAGTTTATAACACCATTAAAAAACAGATTTATGAATAAC